TGGGCATCCCGGAGATGGTCCGCGGCGTCACACCACATGAACGCCGGCGAGAACCCGCTTGAGCCTGCAACTTGAAAGTCATTTGGATTGTTTGCGCTTGCGCGCGGCGAAGGCGGCGGCGAGGGCGGGCAAATTGTTGCTGGCGCGGTCGCGGCCGACTTCGTTGTAAAGTTTGATGGCCTGCTTGAGCTTGGCCTTAATCTCTGGCGTGTCGGTGGGATGGCTCGTCAGATCGTACATATCTCGAGGCTTAGTCATAAATTGTTACCCTCCATAGCCCGATTTGCGCGATGCTGTAGCCGAGCCATATGAGACCGTGCCAGTAGCGGTGCTGGATAAGGCCGAGGTCGATGGCAACGGCGAAATAGATGAAGCCGACCAAGGCAATAAGGATGCCGGAGGTCATTCCGCATCCTCCTCGCGTCCGCAGCGGATCGCCCAGATGAACATAAAGCCATAGGCGGCGAGGGCGCCGATAAGCATGCCTGCGGCGAGGCCGATGAGGATAAAGCCGGCGGCGGTCATTCGTGAACGCGCCTCCACTTGTCTTTCCACATCGACCTCGCCATCGTGGCGGACTTCTCGGCGACCGCTTCTTCGCTCATGTCGGGACAAACGTGATGCAGTAGCTCATGCAGAACCGTGTCTAGCTCGTCCGCGCCGGATTGACGCGGGTCGATGTAGACTTTGCCGTCGCCCATGGTCATGCCGTCCGCTTTTTCGCGGCCGAGCTTCTTGCGGACGATTGCGATGGTTCTGCGTGGGGGCATTAGGCGAGGTCGGCTTGTTTGGAATCGCACTCGGCGCCGCAGGCGGCGTATCCGGCGACATCGATCCAGTTGTCATGCTTGGCGGCGTGCGCTTGGCGGGCGATCTTTACCAAGATCATCAGCGCGGCGATGTCGGATGCCGTGACCAAGACCTGCGCGCCGTTGGTGCGCGACAGGTAGCTGCTGAACATCTCGGCCTGCGTTGCGAAGTCATCCGCGGGCGAGCCGTAGTCTTCGTTGCGCGCTCCGCAGACGGCAGATGATGCGGCGTCGAGGGTTTGCTTGGCGGTTTGCATTAGGCGGCTTTCTTGAGGCGCAGGTTCGCGTAGTGGAGCGCGAGGCGGGCCTTGAAGTTTTCCCACAGCGGCTCTGCGGAGAAGATCCAAGACACCTCGAAGTCATCCGGTGACTCTTTGCCGATGCGCACGATCCCGCGGCGCTGGACCTTCATGTCCGGGCGGTTCTCGTTCCAGAGTTGCTCGTAGCCGGCCAACTGGATCTTGTGCGCTGGGACGATGGCCTTGCTGGTCTTCCAGTCGAGCAGCACAATCTTGCCGTCGCGGTCGCGCGCAGGGGCGTCGATAGTGCCGCCGAAGAGGAACTCTTCGGAGACGAGCTGAACCTCTGGCTCGATGACGGTGAAGCCCTCGCTGTCCCACCAGCGGCGGAAGTTGTTGTAGGCGATGGTCGCCTTCTCAACGTCTGCCGGGGAGAACTCCGAGAGGTCGGGTTCGTGATTATGCAGGAAGCACTCGATCATAAAATGCGCCACGGTGCCGATGTCGGCGGCCTTGTCGCGGACCTTGCGGTAATCTTGGCCGTCCATACCGAGCTTCCATGCCCAGTGGATGAGGCCGCTGCTGTCCTCGCCGATCTTGGCGATGGTGCTGGCGCCGGGAACGTCGGTGCCGTCTGCCAACGGATACTTCTGGTGGGCGCGGGTCTTCTCAAGGCGTACGATTTTGCGCCCGTCCTCGGTGAAGCGATCCGGCTCAACAGGCTTGGCGGCTTTGGAAGGGGAGCGGCGTTTTGCCGCCCCCCTTTTGACTGTGGTGTTTTTGGCTGGCATGACGATTACCAGGTGATCTCTTCGTCGTCGGTGCCGGTCTTGGCTATGCGCAGCTCGCGCTCAACGTGCTGATCCTTGGCCTCGCTCACATCAAAGCCGTAGGCGGTGGCGCTGCCGCCGTCGCCCCATGTGACGAGGTCATGCACCATGACAGCCTTGGGCTGCAGCGTGATGCCGGCGCCGAGCGTGCCCGTGTACCAGCAGTAAGGCACGACCGCGACTTGGATCTTGCTGCCGCCGCCGATGTTGTCGGTGATGATGTCGCCGGAAGCGTTGAAGAGCTTCGGTGCGCGGCTATACGTCTCACCGGCTTTGTCTTTGCCCACGGCTTTGACCTTGAGCTTCAACTGGACGAGACCGTCGTTGTCCTCCCACGGCGCGGCGTGGAGCTTGAGTTTGTCCTTCTTCAGCTCGGCCTTTTTCTCGGCGACGAACGCGGAGAAAAGTTCCTCGGCTTGCTTGATGAACGGTTCGGCTTCCTCGGCGGTCAGCTCGAGGTTGACTTTGAACACTCCCACGTCGTCGAACTTGGTGTCGGGACGGTTGAGGTGAGGATAGCGGGCGATGCCCACGGGTGTGGTTAGGGTTTTATTTGGCATATTATGCGTTGGTTGGTTGTTGGTTTTGTATTGGGACTAGAAAATCGGAGCGGCGAAGGATGGTGAGGAAGTCAGCGGCGCGCAGCGTGATGAACCACTCCTCGCCGTTGCGCTTGTGGGCGACGACCGGGAAGAGCTTGGCCTTGGCGTCGCGGATGGCCTGGGCCATCCAGTCGCGGATCTTCACGACCTGGCAGAACTTCACCTCCCAGTGGAAGTCGGGCAGGCACGGGCAGACGACATCGGGCGAGTCGCCGAGACCGCTGAACTGCTGGCCGCGGCGGATACCGGAGTCGCCGAAGGCTTTGCGCAACTCATCGCGCCACATGCGCTCTCCGCGGGCGCCTTTGGCTCGGCTATTCATTGATGGCCTCCCAAAGTTGTTTCGCCGGGGCGTAGACCGAGCCGTCGCTGTCGGATGTGCGTCCCGCGGGTGCGGTGCCCTCAAAGCGGGTGAGTGAGGGACGCCATGTGAGGTTGAGCGTTCCGGTTCTGCCGGCGCGGTGCTTCGCTACGATCAGCTCGGCGTCTTGCACTTCCGGTTCCTCGTCTTGCACGGCGTAATACGCGGGGCGATGGATCAAGCAAACAATGTCGCTGTCCTGCTCGATGCTGCCGCTCTCGCGGAGGTCGCTAAGTTTTGGGCGGTTGTCGCTGCGCTGCTCGGCTTGGCGGTTGACCTGGGCGGCGGCGACAACCGGGATGCCGAGTTCCATGCTCATGGCTTTGAGGCCGCGGGAGACGAAGCCGACTTCGTTCTCGCGGGACTGGGCGCCGGAATGGCTGACGAGTTGCAGGTAGTCAACGAAGATGCACTTCACGCCCCAGCGGCGGACGGCGAGGCGGGCGCGGCCGCGGATGTCTAAGAGGGTGAGGCCGCCACGATCGTCCACATAGAGGGGTTCTGTGGAAAATTGCGTGGCGGCGTCGAAGATGCGGTGTTTGATCGATGCGGTCAAAAAGCCGTTCCGAATGATCTCGGTGTTCGTTTCGGCGCGGCCCAAGACAACGCGGGCGGCCAACTCAGTGGCGGGCATTTCGAGGCTGAAGTAGACGACCGGCACGCCGCGGCGGGACATGTTGTCGGCCATGTTGAGCATGAGGGCGCTTTTACCCATGGCGGGTCTGCCGGCAATGATGGTGAGTTGTCCTCCGCGGAGTCCGCCGGTGACTTGATCGAAGTCGCGGATGCCGGTCTGTAGGCCGAGCTTCCTGCCGCCGGCCATGAGGCTCTCTAGCTCTTCGAGGAGACCGGGGACGATGGCGCTCGGGGCGCGCATGCTGTCGGTGGCGGTGGTGAGCGAAAGGCTGAGGACGGACTCGCCGGCCTGCTGGAGGACGCTGTCGGCATCGCTGGCCATGTCTTGGGCGGCGGCTTGCATGGCGACGCTGGCGTCGATGATGCGGCGGCGGGCGTGGAGGTCGCGGAGGGTTTGCGCGTGGTACTCAACGCCCGCGGGTCCGCCGGCGGACTGGGAGAGAAGTTCGGTGAGGGCGCCGGCGCCGCCGACGAAGTTGAGTTTGTGCTGCGCATCGATGCGTTGGGTGGTGGCGATGAGGTTCGGCGTGCCGCCTTCGCCGCGGATCTCGCAGATGGTCTCGTAGATGAAACGGTGCGCGGGCGTGTAAAACAAATCGGCGTGCAGCGCGGCGATCTCGTCGATGAGCTTAGGGTCGGCGAGAAGACTGCCGAGCACGGCTTGCTCAACGGCGGGGCTTTGTGGGACGGTGCGTTTCATTTTAGGCGGCGCCTCCGTCGTCATTGTTTTCCAGAACGACTATGACAATGAATGCCAGCACGATCAGCGCAAGGTAGGTCAGAATGAGCGCGTTCATTTTCTTCCTTCCTGCGGGCGAGTTGTGCGCGGCGACGTTCCCAGCGGTCGCAGGCTGCATCGACTAAGCGAAATGATTCTTCGAGCCATGGTGTGATGTGGTGTTCGGGCGGTGGTGGTGGTTGATGCTCAGTGGCCATGACGTTTTACGGCTTTCTGTCGTGGCGTGACCTGTAGGCAAATGTTGGCATGTGTTGGCATGGGAATCAAGGGTTTTTTGGGGGGATGGGCCATTTTTTTAGGTGGCCGAAATCGCGGGGTTCGCTGACGGAAGTCACCTTGCCGCACACGCCGCAGGGGTCTTCGTGCCAAGTCGAGACGTGGCCGGCGGGCATGCCGCGGCCGTGGGCTTCGCCGCAGGGGCGGCAGATCCACGCGGGGTAGGGCGGTGAGAAGATCGCCTCGTAGTTACGCCGGTAGCGGTCGCCGTTGACCGGCCGCGGGCTGTCGCCTTTGCCGGCGCTCATAGTTGGTGGCCCTCCGGTGAGGCGAACTCGTCCTGCGAGAACATGGGCTTGCCGCTTTCTTCGAGGAGCGGGAAGTGGCGCAGGCAGGCGGACGCGCGGCCGCGCAGCTCTTTGACCGTCCGGGGCCGCGTCGAAGGATGCAGCAGGTCGGCCAAGAGCTGGCGGGTGCGGCGCAGCGCCCAGTATTGTTCGTAGCGGAGGCTCATCGGATGGCGGTGGCCTCTTCGATGGCGTCGTGCGCCTCGTTGGCAACTTCGTTGGACGGCTTGACGCAGCGGTTGATGACGCGGATGAGCCGATTGTTGCTGCGGATCAGCTCACGGACTTGCGCCTCGAGCGAGGCGGTGTTGTCCGCGAAGTTGGAGCCGAAGCCGACCGAGCCGACAACCAACTCGGGGATCATGGTGCTCATTTGCGGGCCCTCCGTTTGCCGCGGCCGAAGATGAAGCCGGAGTTGCGGAAGGATGGCTGCGTGACCAGGCCGCGCTTGGCGAGGAACCTGTCGCACGCTGCGTTGATCGACGTGGCCTCAAGCATGAGCCGGCCAAACAGCGGGCCGGTGGGTTCATATTCGAGGGCCAAGGTTTTGCCGTTGTGCAGGGTCATTTGCGGGCCTCCTCGAGTTCGTTGGCGAGTTGCCGGACGAGGGCGCGCAGGGCCATTATCGTGGCGATGCTTTCGTCGGCGATCTGCTCGACGTATTCGACGTTGACTTGGAGGTTGGTTTTCGGCGCTTTGCGGGCGCTCGCCTTTTTGGTGCTTTTGGCGGGTTTCATAAAATTACTGGTCAAATGTACAGTTGGGGGTCGGACATTTGTTGGGTGACCCCTACAGATTCTTGGGAATTAGCCATTGCGAGTTGGTCGAAGAGTTCCCAGTTGTTGGGTTGGCGGTCGGCGGGGCCAGAGCGCTCGTACCTTGAGTTTTTCCTTAGATCTGGCGGGATATATGATATGCCGACCATGTTTCCAAATTCTGCACGGCTAAAGACTAGCCACTGATCACGGTCCCACATGTAATAAACGAAAATGTCGTAGTCTGTGGCGCTATAGAGTCTGTTATGTGACTTGTGATTTATGAGATAGCGGTTTTTGCCGTCCAAAAAACCATGCTTAACTTGAACGTGCTGCGCGCGGATGCCGTCGCGGTCAGCAATAAGATCAAAGCCCTTGAACCTGCCGCCCAAAACCGTGCAAGAATAACCCCGCCAAGTAAGCGCCTCTGCGCACCTATACTCTGCAATGTCGCCGCGCGCGAAGTTGCTGGAAGCCTTAACTTGCAGCAATTCGTGGTCCGACAGCGTCATGATTCCACCCTCCGTCACTTCAGAGTGCTCACCATCGGTCAGCGCAAATAGGTTGGGCTGCGTCACGCTGCGTTCTCCTTGGCGAACTGTTCGCGCTGTTCGGCGAGGTGTTTTTCGAGGGCGGTTTGTTTGGGTTGGCCTTGGGGTGGCAAAGTGACGAGCTTGGGCGCGGTGGGCGGCGGGTCCACGAAGACGCCGCGCCAGCCGTGCTTGACGGATTTGCGCAGGGCTTCGACGGCGATGGCTTCGTTCACGGCGGCCAAGTCATCGATGATGCGCTTGGCTGCGGTTGGGGTAAGCGGGACTTTGATTTCGCGCCGGTGTTGGGCGAACTCTGCCCAAGCGCTGGCGAGACCGGGGCCGTGGGGCAGGGGCAGGGACGATGGGTCGAATTTGGGAGCGGGGGCGCGTTTGGGTTTCGGGACTTCCTTTTCCGAAGAAGGTAGCGAAGGCGATGAAATCGCCGGAGCGGGCGCGTCAGCGCCTTTATTACGTTCCTTTATGTTCCTTATTGTTGGGGTCTCATTCTGACACCACTTGGGTCTCATTCTGACACTACTTGGGTCTCTTTCTGAGACCGGTCTCATTCTGAGACCCATCTCGGCGGACACACCGGGGATCTTCCAAATCGATGCCTCGGCGCCGTCTCCAGCCAGCTTGCGGTGGCCCTTTTCGACCATGATCAGCTCGCCGCGGTCTTGCAGGCGGCGAAGGCAGCGGGCGACCGTGGCGCGGGCGAGGCGGGTCTTTTCCTCGAGCTTGCCCCATGAGCCAAAGCAGTTGCCGCTCTCATCGGCAAAGTCGGCCAAGGCCAGCAGGACAAGCCGGTCGGCGCCTTCCGCGGGCGATTGCGTCCAGACGTAGTTGGTGGCGGCTACGCTCATTTGCGCCACCTATTGCGGCGGATGCCGTCGCGGTTCTCGAAGACGAGGCGACCCTCGGTGTCGGCCTTGACGTAAACGCACTTGATGCGCTCGCCGGCCGACCAGTCCGCGGCATTCTGCACTGAGCAGATCACCGGCTCCGACCAGTCTGGCACTGAGACGTAGAGCAGGCGGGTGTTGGGGATCTTTTTGGGGAGGACCGCGCCGGTCACTTGGTCGCCGGGTTGGTAGCCGACTTGTTTGGCGACAGTCTCGGCGAGTTGCTGGTCAGTGACTGGGGCGGCTTTGAGGATGGCTTCGGGGGTTGGCTTGGTGGGTTCCGCGGCGGCAACCTGAGCGGGTTGACTGATGGGTTGACTGATTGCTGACTTTGCTTTGGTGAGGATGTCTTTGATCATGCTGCTTGTGTGTTGAATGTTGTGCTATGGACGGAAAGCGGTAGTTGCTGCTGCGGGTACAGGAGTTTGGCGCCCTTGCTCATGTTTTTGCGTGGCAACAGAGGGCGCATGTTCTGCCAGTTGCAGGCGACTTTGAGCTGCGCCGGATCGGTGAGATCAAAGGCGGACATCGGCACTATATGATCGATGTGGTAACTATTCGGATTATCCCATGACATCTTGCCCTTGAACTGGCGCTCGATGTGTTGGCGCAGAAAAGCAAAGGAGCAGCCAACGAGGTTGTCTGTTTTGTCTGGCTTGGAATATCCGCCAGCCTTAAGCGCCTGATAAATTCGTGACCGCACGCGCATGGCAACCGTGTATTGCGGGTCGTTGCCATAACGCTTCTTGTGCAACTGCCTCTGGCGTTCGTTTTGGCGCTTGCGCAGCTCTGCCCGGTATTCTGGTGTTGCTCGTAGCCGCCTTGCGGCCTCTTGCTGTCTGCGGCGCTGCTCCTTGGCCGCAATTACTTCTGGGCGTTGGTTGTATTTGATGCGCCTGAGCCTGTCCCGCTCCCTTGCCCTCGCGCGGTTTTCTGGCTTATTTTTGCTGCGCGCCTGCGATTCCTTGCCGCGCTGAGACTGCGACCATATTTTGACGTGCGCGTTTCTCTTCTTTCGGTCTACAGTGTTCTCGTATTTCCGGTCAGATTGATATTTCCTCTGCCTTGCTTCAATATACTTCTGAGGCGCCATCCATCGCTCTTTTCCAGTGTGGTCGTAAGCCCAGAAAATCGTTCCATCAAAGTGGTTTACATCGCCCCTGCGAAATCGTTTTGTTTTAACCACCGGCGGCTCGGAAACGGTCGGGGGGTTTGAAGAAAACGAAACGACCGATCCCCGCCCCCCCTGGTCCGACAGAGGAATGTGCGAGTAATTGATCAGAGTTACGCCATTATACATTTTGAACATAGTATTCGGTTATGGCGTAACGTGTTGATCTTCAACGCTCGCACTTTGCTGGTTATGCATTATCGGTGCATCTGGCAGGGCAGGAACGTCTATTTGTCCGGCGCATTCGACCGAGCCAACCGTAATATCGACACGCTCCGCCGCCACATCGATCACCTGCTCGCTCCTCAGCCCACGCACGAAGCTATTCCAAGAGTCAGCCGCCGGAGCCATCACATGCTCCACACGCTGCGTTGCTCCACCAGCCAGCAGTTCAGATTTCTCTGTTGCAACCGCAGACATGATAGTGAGTTCGTGACTCTTCATGTCGGGTATCCTCTCAAAGAGTTCCGCGGTCCCAACTGCGGCCAAGGTCTTCCAATTCTTCGATGTAATTTCCCGCGCGCGTTCCAACAGCTCCGGCCTGTTGCGTATCAACGCCATGATCGTGTGGTACGACGTGTTGAACGCGCGGCACATCTCACGGATCGACATGCCGGCCATATGCGCTGCGGCGATCTTCTCAGCCTTCGCTTCGGGCACCTCGAGGCCGGTTGAGCGGCCCACATGCACCGGAGCAATCTCTGGCTCCGGCTTGGCTGCTTTCTTTTTGGGTTTAGATGTCGTCCGCGGTCTTGCCATGGTCATGAAATCAAAGTGCCTCTGCGGGGCATTTCGTAAATTGCCCTCTCTGTAGAAATCTCCCTTAAATAGCGGGTCACACTCGCCATCACCCTCTGAGCGTCAGCCCTGCCGCCGATCACCTTGAAGATGACCAGATGCCCGCCACAAATCGCCCAGGCACACCGCGTCAGCTTCAGCCCGGAGCGCAGATATTTGGACGCCGCACCGATGCGCGACTGGATGCGCCACTCATTGTGGGCGACCGGCCAGGCGCAAAGGAGAGGCGCCATCTTCAAGCCGCCAACCTCCGCTGCAGGATGTGTTTGGCCCACCAGTCGATCCCCTTGGTCAGGTGGTAGCAGCCGCAATACTTGCACTCGTAGACAGTCATCATCGGCTGACAACGGCGCGCCTCTGCCGCGGTGTGAAACCGCCGCTTCCGTCCGCACGCTCGCCACTGCTTGAAAGTCATCACCGTGCGCGCTTCCTCCAGATGCGTTCAGCGACAGCCATCATCGCCTTCGCCGGCAAACACGGCCGGTCGCCGTGATACACCTTGGCGCCGGACTTCTCGTTATCCCGCGCGGCGAGCCATTGGGTGACGAGGTCGATGTCGTGGGTGGTCATGTGGCTGCCTCCATCAGCTCGCCAACGAGAACTCGGAAAGCTCGCTCTGCGGTGGCGGGCACAACTCCATTGCCGAGGAGTCGCAGGGAATCTGTGCGGTTTGTGGACGCACCCATCCACTGACGAATCTCGGCCAGTTCTTGATCACTGAGGCCGGACACAGCGGGTCCACCCAACCCACTGGAACTCCCATCAAGCAGCAAACCCATGCTTGGTTCAGCTTGCCGGTCGCTCTCGCTTCCGTTTGGTCTTCCAGCTTCCGTAATCCGCCGCCATCCGTTGTCCTCGTTGCTTGACCGCCGCCAGACGGAACCTTGGGCGTCAGCCATTGCGCCTGCTCGTTCATCCCCTTGATGTTGCTGTCCGCATTCGGACTGCTCTTCCAGTCGCAGGTTCGTGGCGTTGGAAAGTCCTGAGCCTTCACCTGCTCCTGCATCACCGCAATCGGCAATGGTCGATGCAAGTTGATGCCCTCTGCTTCCTTCCGGTGATATCTCGCCGTCCATGTCTCCAGCGATTCGTTCACTGAGCCGTCCAGACTTCTTGCTGTCGGCCACAACCCTTGGCGGCTCCCAAGCGAACTGCTGCTCGCCGGGGCGGCTTGGCCATTGGTCGCCGCATCCTGCGTCACCACCGCGCAGAGGTAGTGCTTGCCCAGCATGTGGTCGTGACTCTTCGATCCAACTGGGCCAACGTCCTTGTATTCTGAGGCTCGCACTGTCGGCCAGTTCTGATGCACCGCTTCCTTGAGATTGCTCTTGTAGGTCTTGCCAGTGCCGTCGATCCGATTGAGCGGCGTATTGTTGAAGTCGAACGCCGTTGCGGTGGGCCAAGATAAAGACCCGCTTCCGCTGGTGAGGCGCGCCGCATTCACTCGCGCTCGCCACGCACCACGTCGTTCGGTAACCCATTCCTGCCAAGTCTTGCAGCACGTCGGGAAGCCCAAGGCTGATATGTCCCTCGACGTTTTCAAAGAAACAGGCACTTGGTCGCATTGCAGCAATTCCGGCTGATATGTGTGGCCAGAGGTGTCTTGGGTCTTCGGCGCCGAGACGTTTGCCGGCGGCTGAGAATGGCTGACACGGGTAGCCGCCACTGAGGATGTCCACGCAGCCGTGAAACTCGGACCATGGGAAGGTTTTAACGTCCGTCCAAATAGGAGCTGCATCCATGAGTCCCGCTTCAACTTTGCTGACCAGATTCGCGCAGCAGAATCCTTCCCTCTCGCTGTAAGCGATTGTGCGCAGAGTTGGGAGAACTCGTCGCAGTCCGAGATCAATGCCTCCGTATCCGGCACAAAGGGAGACGTGTGTAATTGCTTTGGTAGTATCCACATTGTTGCTCCTTAGATGCTGCTCCACTCGTGCCCGCAGCAGCGGTCGGCCTCGTACTCCGCGCGCTTATCCGCTTCCCACTCGGCGTCTTCCTCCGGCGTGCGATGCGCGTAGGGATCGTGCGGCACGCCGTAAGCCTTGCTGCAGTCCTCCGCGTCACGCGCCTCGATGTCTGCCTCGCGGCCCTCGTCGCAGCAACGGTCGTCCGGGTCTCCGAGTTCGTAGCTCATTGCTCACCTCCGAGTTGATAACTGCGCTTGTCCCAGTCCTTCTTTGTCTTGCAATACGCCCACAGCGCCTGGTGCATCTCGGCGCTGGCCGCATCGATGGTTTTCTTGTTGGTCAGCGTAGCGATGTCGGGGAAGGAGCCGGCGAGCAGCTCGCACAGGCGGCGAGCCTCGTTGCGCTCTTTGATCAGCTTGAGCATCGGCGATTCAAGTTGAGGCAGTGACTCAACGAGGTTCGCCACGACAGCCTCAACGGCATCCGCGGGTCCGAGGCATTCGGCGTCACCGCATTCGCACAGCGCTTCCGGGTGATACGGCCGGTCGATGTTGAGGTCGATCATCGCGCGCCTCCTTCAGCAAGATTGAGCATCGTGTCGGCGACCCGGTCCAAGAACCCGGTGTCCTTGAGCTTCTGCATGCGCTCGCAGAGGGCGACAAACTCACTGAGCCGCTCCATTTCGGCCTTGTAATCAGAGCCAATGAAAAACTGCCGGACTTCCTTTAGGGCGTTGGTCATTTGCGTTGCCTCGCTTACAACTGCAATGCGCTTTGCCCGAATCGTGTTCAGGTGGTCTCGGCAACTTGCCTCAAACTGCTCCATCTCGCCGCCGATGCCGCGCAGCAGCTCGCTCATTGTTTCACGCGCCTCGCGTGCCGCCTTAACGCCCGGAGCCAAATGCTTCGGAGAATCGGCGACCTCTTCAATGACGCGCTGGTTGAGCCAGTTGCTGTCAACCATTTCAACGCCGTTGATGATGCGGATTGGATCGTTGGGGTGATTGTCAGTGCCTTTGAGTTGTCCGCTCATCGCGCGCCTCCGATCTTGTTAATGATTTCCAGCGCAACGAACGTGCCGACCGAAAGAACGACCACCGTGCAGAACACGGGATCGGTGAGATAGCTAAGAACTTCGAGCGCGCTCATTAGTTTCCTCCCGTTGTGTTGTTCGCGATGAACTTTGCGAGTTGCTGTGCGGGAATCCGGCGTGTGCGTTGCCCGAGGGCAATCGACGGCAGCCGGCCTTCTAAGACCCAGAGGCGGGTCTGTGCATAGCTCACCCGGAGGGCGTTCGCCGCATCGCGGATAGTGAGCAATTGTGGTGTGTTTGTCATAGAAAGGCATTCCTTGGCATTCCTTGGCAACGTGGGCAAACCCTTTTGGGCGACTTGATTCACGAAGTGGGCGTGCATCGGAAAGCCAAATAATGCCAAAGACTGCCAACACTGCAAGAATTATTTTTGGCATTCCTTGGCATGGGGCGAAGACCCTATTTGACATCCGTTGGCATCCGTTGGAGTCTATTGGCAAACAGCAGCACCTATGAGCACCAAGAAGCCAAGATACAAAGAGGACACCCGCAAGGGCGTCTTCGCCAACCTCAGCACCGACCTGCATGACCGCATGCACCGGCGGGCCGCGGCCGCAGACCACAAAGCCGCCAAGTATGTCGCCGTGGCGCTCGAGTTTTACATGGACTTGGAGGACGCCTTTCAAGGTCCGCTCACCGAGCAATTCCGGGCGATGATCCTGCGCAATGTCGGCGGCATGGCCGACAGGATGGAAAAAGCCCTCAAGTAACCGCCTCGCCAAGAATAACTAACAGCTATTTTGCAAATAATGCGTTGACATTGCCAACAAATGCTAAAGAATGCCATCAAGTGCCAACACACCACTAACATGAACATCAACGCCATCGCCCAGTCTGCCGCTGCATTCAACGAGCAGCACGACTACGATCTTGCGTCGGCCCTCAAGCTCACCGAGATTGTCATCCGCCACGCGCACCTTGTGCAGGTGGCCCGCGTTCAAGCCGCCGACCCGCAGCTCATGCTGCCGATAGGGGAGGCCGAATGAACCCGATCATCGCCGCCATCGCCAAGCACGCCGCTCCTCTGGCGGTGGTGGTGCTGCTCGCCGGCTGCGCCACAGATCCGGTGCCTGAGCGCTATCGCACCGCCGAGCCGGTCGTCAGTATTGGGGTCGCCACGTTGCCTCCGGGCGCCTTGGTCTACCTCAACGCCGAATACATGGGCACCTCACCGGTCACGGTCAAGCTGGTCGCCGATCAGTTCGGCAAGTGGAAGCAGGACTCCATCATCCGCGCCGTCGTCCCACACGACAGCGTGGCCTACGAGGAGATGGTCTACCCGAGCGGCTACCGAGTTCCGTCCCGCGTCCTGCTGCGCGTGCCAGGGTACACGCATTGGTACAGCGCCACCCAGCCCAAGCCACCGCAACCGCTTGCCGTTAACCCTTGAAACTTTCACCCAACCAAAACACAAACACACCACATGAAATCCAAAACCAAATCCACCAAGCGCAAGCCAGCTTGCGATAATACCGACCTCAACGTTACCGAGTTCCAAGTCTACTACAGCGTCGAAAAGCACGGCGAATGGGAGCACGACGGATCATTCGACACGCTCGCCGAGGCTGAGGCTTATTGCCGCGAGAAAAGCCACACCTACGCCACCGACGAAGATGACGAGATCGGGGCGCCGTGGGAGTTCTACATCTACGAAACCAAGTGCGTCCGCGTCTTCCGCGGCAAAGTGAAACGCGAGCTGATCTTGGAGGAGAAATGACCCGCCACGACTACTTCGCCACCGGCACCTTCCCGTGGGACGGCCTACGTCTCGCCGGCCGCCGCTTCGACAGCCCCGAGCTGTTCGCCATGATGAAGCGGCAGTGCCTCAGCGACAACTGCGTGCGGCATGCGTGCGCGGATCTTGATGTGCTGCCATTCGCCGAGGAAGTTGCGGGGATTGAGCAACACATTCTCCGCAGGGAAGCCGCCTACTGCTGATCCCAAACGGACGCCACGTCCACCTCGCGGTCGTACACACTATAAAAACGACTGGTTGTGTTGGGGCTTACATGGCCGAGCATGTGCTGCACAACCGAGATGCGTCCCGTGGCGTTCAGCATATCGCTACCAGCTTGCCGTCGCAGCTCGTAAGCGGCAGACCGGCGATCCGGTAAAAACTCGCGCACCCACATGTTGAAGTTGCGTTCCATGAATTTCATCCGCGTGCCAGCAGTGCGGCCAACGACCATGAAGTCGTCTGCGTCAAGTAGCTCCGGCACCATCC